GACATGGCCTCAGATTCGTGGCTGTCTAAAAATGTGCGCCCAATGACCTTGGTATATATCCTGACCGCTTACCTTACGCTGGCTATTCTGGACGGCTTCGGCTTTAAGATTTCCGAGTCCTACGTCACGCTGCTTGGGCAGTGGGGAATGCTTGTGATGGGTGCGTATTTTGGCGGCAGAACGCTTGAGAAATTAGCCGATATGAAAGGTAAAAAATGACACACCTAAGTAAACACTTCACCCTTGACGAACTGACCGTTACCGACCACAGGGAATTTGACAACTCGCCGACACAGGAAGAAATCAGCAACTTGCAACGCTTGGCGCAATTGCTAGAACAGGTCAAAGAAACCCTTGGCGGCAAGCCTGTGATGATTAACTCTGCCTTCCGCAGTAAGCAAGTCAATGACGCAGTTGGAAGTTCTGACAAGTCTCAGCATCGTAAGGGGTGCGCGGCTGACCTCCGAGTACCCGGCGTGACTCCAGATGAGGTAGTCCGTGCGGTGATTGCTGCGGGTTTACCCTATGACCAGATCATTCGTGAGTTTGACCGTTGGACACATATCAGCATCCCGAATACTGAAGATGCAGAACCCCGTGGCAATGCGCTTATTATTGACAAAGCAGGTACTCGACCTTTTGCCTGATTCATGGGAAAATGAGCTATGCCCTTACAAAAAGTTGTCCTAAAGCCCGGCGTTAACCGCGAGAATACTCGTTACACCAACGAAGGTGGCTATTATGAGTCGGACAAAGTTCGGTTTCGTCAGGGTACACCAGAGAAGATTGGTGGGTGGGTACGCATCTCTGCTAACACTTTTCTAGGTGTATGCCGTTCGCTGTGGAATTGGATCACGCTTGGCGCTCAGAATCTGTTAGGCGTAGGCACAAACGTAAAGTTCTATATTGAGAACGGCGGGGCTTACTACGACATTACCCCTATCCGTGCAGAAGTTACGCTAACTAACCCGTTTACTACGGTAAATCTTTCTACAACTGTTACGGTATCTGACGCTGCTGGTGGCTATGACTCTGGGGATTACGTTACCTTTTTTGGCGGCACAGCAGTCGGAGGCATTACTATTCTTGGTGAGTACGAAATCAGTAGTGCAAGTGCTAATACTTACACTATCACATCCGCTACAGCAGCAACGTCGTCAACTACAGGCGGTGGTACAGTCTATGCCGTATACCAAGTTAACGTAGGACCTGCCTATGCAGTTCCGGCTACGGGCTGGGGTGCTGGTACTTGGGGTTCAGGTGTCTGGGGAACAAGCGATAACTCTACTTACGCGATGCGTCTTTGGACTCAACAAAACTTCGGGCAAGACCTGTTGTACGGCTATCGTGAGGGGCCTTTGTACTTGTGGAACGCGATTGTAGGATACGGCTCTTCTGGTATTTCTATTACCATTGCATCCCCTGCTATAGTTACCTGCAACATTAACTTGCCTGACAAAACGGCAATTACGATACAGACTACAGGCGCTCTTCCAACGGGGCTTGTTGTTGGCACTGTGTACTACACACGGTTTTTATCAAGCACTACATTTAATCTGTCTGCTACACCTACCGGGGCGCTTATTAACACGTCGGGTTCTCAATCTGGGGCGCATTCTTTTTCTCCTAGAGGCATTGCGGTAACGGCTTTAAATGGAGCATCTAGCGTTCCACTGACACAGAATTTCTTCATTATTTCTGATGCAAGTCGGTTTGTTATTTGTTTTGGAACTAACGACTTTGGTAGCACCGAGTTTGACCCCATGCTTATTCGTTGGTCAGACCAAGAATCCTACACAGAATGGGCTCCTGCTGTAACAAACCAAGCCGGTAGTATTCGCCTGTCTCACGGTTCCAAAATTGTTACCGCGTTGCAAAGCCGCCAAGAGATTGTGGTTTGGACGGACTCAACCATTTATTCCCTGCAGTACCTTGGACCTCCTTACGTGTGGAGCACGCAGTTACTCGCCGACAATGTATCAATTGCAGGACCTAATTCCGCTGCTATTGGCTCTGGCGTTGTTTATTGGATGGGCATAGACAAGTTCTACAAGTACGACGGACGGGTTCAGACCTTACGTTGCGACTTGCGCCAGTTTATTTTTAACGACATTAACGTGCAGCAGTCCGACCAGATTTTTGCTAGTACCAACGAGGGCTTTAATGAGGTTTGGTTCTTCTACTGCTCAGAAAACAGCTTTACCATTGATCGGTACGTAATCTATAACTACTCGGAAGATATCTGGATGTACGGCACTTTGGCTCGCACCGCGTGGCTAGATTCTGGTCTGCGGGACTATCCTATGGCAGCTACCTATGCAAACAACATTGTTAATCATGAGTTTGGCGTAGATGACAACACTACCGGGACTCCCGTAGCTATGGAATCCAGTATTACAACGTCTCAATTCGATATTGGAGATGGGCACAACATGGCGTTTGCTTGGCGTATTTTGCCTGACTTAACCTTCCGTGGCTCTACAGACGGGACTACACCAAGTCTAACTATGCAGCTTCTGCCATTACAGAACTCTGGTTCAGGATACAACAACCCCCTATCAGTAGGCGGTACAAGCGCCACGGCTTCATTGCCCGTAACGGCTACGCAGGCATACCCAATTGACTTAGACACCTTTACAGGGCAACTTAATATCCGTGTCCGTGGTCGCCAGATGTCAATGCGAATTACATCAAGCACACTTGGTACTCAGTGGCAATTAGGTAGTCCACGGGTGGATGTGCGGCCTGATGGCAGACGTTGATATGTATACTGACCCAACAATGTATAGTATAATAAAAGCTCTTTTAGGAGGGCTTATGGGAAAATTTATTGATCGTACAGGGCAACGGTTTGGGCGTCTTTTGGTTACAGAAGAAGCGGGGCGCAATACCCTAAAGAAGGTTGTGTGGAAATGTACTTGTGATTGTGGGAATGTAGTAATAAAAACTTCTGGGGATTTGGTTACGGGTAATTCGGTATCTTGCGGGTGTTATCTAAAAGAAAAAATTACTAAGCATGGCGGCACAGGTAAAGGATCGTATAACACATGGCGGGCGATGATGCGTAGATGTTATACGTCACACGATAAAGACTACCCTAAGTACGGGGGTAGGGGTGTTTCTGTTTTTGCAGCATGGCATGACTACGCGGCATTTGCAAAAGATATGGGAGAGCCGACAGGTACGGAAACCCTTGACCGCATAGATACATACGGGAACTACGCCCCTACGAACTGTAGATGGGCAACACCAACAGTACAAAACAGAAATGTGCGGGTACGCTCGGGTAGTAAATCAGGTTTTGTTGGTGTAAATGCTAGAGACAATAGTTGGTACGGTGAAATAACTAGCAAAGGGAAAAAGTTTTACTCTAAAGCGTGTAAGACCGTGGAAGAAGCCGCCGCAGCCCGAAAAGAACTTGAACGCGTCCACTGGGGGGTTGCGTAATGGCGCAAAAGAACGTAATTGCTCCCCGTTTACCTGCTGCGCCGGAAGAGTACGACCGTGCGTATCAAGATCAGTTTGTTAGCTTTTTGCGGTTGTATTTCAACCAACTAGATAACAGTGGCCCAATCAATGTCTCCACACAACGCATCGGAGCCAATATAATTGCGGCATTGAGCGCACCCCCTGTCCCCGGAACAGCCACTCCGAGCTTGCCAACTGAGGCAGATTTAGCTAACCTTCGTGTAGGCGATGTCTACTACGATACAACAGCCAGTAATGTACTGAAAGTAAAAACATGAGCACAGAAAACAATCCCTATTTGACTGTACCAGACTACGGTAAACAAAACCAAAACTTTGGCAAAGAGAAGATGTACTCTGGCTATACCGCGCCTTCCGCAGTATCAGATTTAGCCGCTGCCGCTGCCGCCTCTAACTTACAGACCGGTGCTCGAACTCCAGACAAGGGCAAGTACGTCTATGACTCCAAAACAGGTCAATACATTTGGGTTCCAGCTACTGCAGCGGCAGCAGCCCCTGTTGGCATAGCAGCAAGCCCCTATTACCAAGGCCAAAACCAAGAACGCCTTATGCCCGGTAAAGGTGACAGAGACCCAGATGACCAAGCGCGTGTTGATGCTTTTATGGATGCAGAAGACGCTAAAGATATAGCAGATGGTAACCCAGTTGGTACAACTCGTGGAGCGCGTATTAAAGACGATTTATCGTTCCTTAGTCTTCTAAACCCGCTTAATATGGTTAATTCAGTTGTTGATGTCTTTCAAGGCAAAAACCCAGTAACCGGTGGCTGGAATACAGGCTATAACGAAGGAACACTGGGAACAGGGGTTTCTACGCAATCGCAAGATGCTGCAACTAACGCACAAGTAGAAGCTGCAGCACAGGCTAATGCTGCCAATACTGTAAATGTAAATGACGCAGCCGTAAATGCTGCTGCTAATGCTGCACAGGCACAGGCCAACGCTATTGCTGAGGGTAATAAAGGCGAGAACCAAGGCGGTTCTTACGGGGTAACTGATGGCGGTTATGGTATGACACCAGACGGCGGCATCGACGGTAGTATGTTTAGCAAAGGCGGTATTGCTGCCTTGGCTGGTGGCGGTTTAGGTTCTCTTGGCGGTTACTCTGACGGCGGACGCTTACTGCGTGGCCCCGGTGACGGTGTATCTGATTCCATCCCTGCAAGTATTGGTGGTAAGCGCCCTGCTCGGTTAGCCGACGGTGAATTTGTAGTTCCAGCACGGATTGTTTCAGAGTTAGGTAATGGCTCGACTGAAGCTGGTGCTCGTAAGCTATACGCAATGCTGGACCGTATCCAAGCTGGACGCAAAAAGACAGTTGGCAAAGGAAAAGTTGCAACAAATAGCCGCTCGGATAAGAACCTGCCAGCATGAAAATTCAGTATGTCTCCCCTGAGTGGGTGAACTATACTTGGAGTAAGGTTGAAGGGTATATTGCCGACGCACTTGCGCACTCTAATGGGGACTACACAGTAGAGCAGGCTAAGGTATTTGTTACCCAAGGAAAATGGACGTTGCTAGTTGGTGTAGGCGACGATGGTGAGTTACACGGCGCAGCAACAGTTGAGTTTTTTAATCGCCCTGATGATCGGGTTGCATTTATTACCGCTATTGGCGGCAAACTAGTCAGTAATGTCGATACGTTCGAGCAACTAAAAACCTACGCAAGGTCTATGGGCGCTACAGCTATCGAAGGCGCGGCTAGGGAGTCAATTGCTAGGCTTTGGAAGCGTTATGGCTTTGAAGAAAAATACCGTATTGTTGGGGTAAAACTATGAAATTTAACGACCGTTCAATGGCTTTGCTGGGCATTCCAGACTTGCCTCCCCGTGCCTTTATCCGCAAAGCTGGCGGTGGGATTATCCCTCAAGGCGGTGCTGGTTCGGTACCAACGTCTACTACGCAAACAAATACGGGACTCCCAGCTTGGGCGCTTCCCTATGCACAGGACACCCTAGCCAAACAATCGGCGTTATCTGAACGTGGTTATCAACCTTACGGTGAAGATCGAATTGCTGGGTTCAGCCCACTACAGGAACAAGCCAAAGCCCAAGCTGCGGGTATGCAGACTAACCAAGCCGTTGGTCAAGGCATGGGTATTGCTGGGCAAGTTGCTCAAGGTGGGTTAAATACACAGGCATTTGGTCAAGCACAGGCTGACCAGTATATGAGCCCCTACATGCAGAATGTAGTTGATATTCAGAAGCGCGAAGCTCAGCGTCAGTCTGGTATTCAAGGAACTCAACAACAAGCGCAAGCTGCTCAAGCCGGAGCTTTCGGTGGTTCCCGTGATGCAATCATGCGTGCTGAGCGCGAACGCAATCTTGGTACTCAGATGGGTGACATTCAGGCTCAGGGTAGTCAAGCTGCGTATACAAACGCACAGCAGCAGTTTAATGCTGACCAAAACCGTGGTATTCAAGGTATGCAGTTGGCTGGTAGTGCGGCTAATACACTTGGTCAACTTGGTGGTCAGCAGTTTCAGCAGGGTGTAGACATCAATAAGCTCCAGTCAGCTTACGGCGCTCAAGAGCAGGCGCTGAACCAAGCTGGGCTTAGCCAAGCATACCAAGACTTCCAGAACCAGCAAGCCTACCCACAACAACAGTTGGGCTACATGGCGAACATGATTAACGGCCTGCCAATCGGCACTGAATCGTCAGTGTATAGGACAGGAACTCCCGGCACTCCGTCTGACCTGCAGAAATTAAGCGCAGTGGGCATGGGGCTGAGCAGCTTCTTTGCTGACGGTGGTAGCGTAGATAGCCAAGCAAACATTGAAGACATCGTGAGCAAACTGTCTGATGCACAGCTAGACCAAGCTGCAAAAGCAGCGCAAGCCCGTGGAGACCAAGAACAACTCCAAGTAATCGGTATGGAGCAAGCAGCCCGTGCGTCTATGAAACGTGGCCTCGGTTCCCTGCCAGTAGATATGAACAGAATGCTGCCGACTGAAGAGAGTATGGCTCGTGGTGGCGTTGTTGCTTTTGCTGATGAAGGTATGGTAGATGAAGATGCCCCAAACAACAGCGGGGTCTATTCTCCCGGCGATCCAGCGGCGTATAAAAATTCTATGGGCAAAGCAAAGGGGTTGATGAGTGCTCTGTATGGATTTAAGCCAACGCCAGCTAGAACCGCAAAAGAACGAGAAGACGAACAGCAAAAATACTACGAGAAACTGCAGGGACTAGGCGGGCCAGACATTTACGCCGACTACGAAAAACTGTTAAAAGAAGATAGAGCTTCTAGCGCAGATGACCTAAAAGAGTCTAGACGGATGGCTATACTTTCGGCGATTCCAGCTATGTTAGAGGGTAATGATTTTTCTACGGCGGCAGCTAAGGCATTGGGTTCTTATGCTCAAGGGCGTAGTGAAGGCAATAAAGCTAACAAAGCTAGCCAGCGTGCTGCTGCTAAAGAACTTCTCGGTCTTGCTACTGGTAGACGCCAAGAAAAAATTGGCTATCTCAAAGACGCACGGGCGTACTCCGAGGCAATGGACAAAGCGCTTGCAGAGGGCAACACAAAAGAATTTGACAGGTTGGCTAAACTCATGCAACTAGAAACAGGCATGCTTAGAGCCACAAAACCAACCAAAGCTGCTGGCAGCGGGGCTTCGCCTAAGCCTTTCGACGTGCTCTACAGGGCAGAACTTGCCTACGCTCAAAACCCAACAACGGCAAACAGAATAGGTGTAGAGTCAGCAAGACGCGCCGCTGCCGGTGTACGTGAAATGGGCCCCGGCTCACTTGCTGTAAGGGAAGACACGGTTGAACTCGCCAGAAGCGCAAAAGTTAACGAGGCAGTTGCAAATGCAAAAGATAAGCTAAAGTACGATCAGAACTTTTTACGGCTAGCGAAAACTCCCGGTGCGCAGGAAAAGGCTCTGGCTGATGTAGAAGCAGAGGTACGAAGAAACTTTGCACGAAATCAACGCAGTGGGAGTGAGCCATCCCCAGTTGCAAGCCCCGTTAGAATGAGGTTTGACGCAAGCGGCAACGTAATACAGTAACTAGGGATTTGTATGGCTATTGAAGCAGAATTGGCTGATGGGCGCATCCTAGAATTTCCTGATGGTACTGACCCCGCAGTAATTCAAGCTACGGTAAAAAAGGTGCTAGGCCAAACTGCACCTACAGCCACGCCTACAACAGCCCCAGCTCCAGTAGAAGCACAGGGAGCTCGCGGGTTATCCGCAGGTATCCCATCTGTTATGCGGGGTAGTCGCGGGATTGCGTCTTTGTTCACAGACATTATTCCGGCTATGGCGGGAAAAGCAGTTGGCGCAGAGGACTACGCTACGAAACAATTGCAAGAGGCTGCGGCCTACAACAAAGAGACTGAAAAGCTCTATCCTGCTGCAATTGGTTCATACGAGAATATCAAAGGCTTAGGCGATTTTGGCACTTATGTAGTTGAAGCTGTCGGAGAGGCTATCCCTTCCCTACTGCCAAGTTTGTTTACTGGTGGCGCTGCCACTGTATTAGGTCGTGGTGCAGTAGCTGCAGGTAGAGCAGCAGCAGAAAAAGCAGTGCTGGCACAGGTAGCTAAGGGCGCAACTGAAGCAGAAATCAAAGCCGCTGCGATGAAAGCAGGTACGGAAGCAGCTCAGAAAATAGCCTTGCGACAACAGGCGGTCGGTGCAGTCGCTGGCTCTTCTGCGCAAAACGTACCTAGCGTATACCAAAGTATTTACGAGAAAACAGGTAAGCAAGACTTAGGTGTTGCTATTCCAGCGGGCCTTTTCATGGGTGCGTTAGACGCAATTACACCAATTAACTTACTTCGTAAGGCATCTAGCGCGGGTATTAGCCCCGAAGCAGTTGCGGCAGCTTGGTACAAACGCTTAGGCAAAGGCGCAGCTCAAGGCGCTACTATTGAGGGTCTTACAGAGGGAGCTCAAGAAACTACTACCATTGCGGCTGAAAACTTTGTTGCGGATAACGCAGACTTCTTTAACAAGAAAAACTTTAGCCGAGTTTTAGATGCCACATTGAAAGGCGGTCTTGGCGGCGGTGCTATTACAGGTGTTACAGACGTTGCACTGGGCAAAGGGCCAGAGAAAACAGACATCACGAAGAAGACTGGCGATAACACTACTACTATCTCGACTGACACCCAGCTTACACCTGAGCAAAAAGCGCAGATGGAAGGCAAAGCTCCTCCACCTCCCCCCACAACTGAAGCTCCCCCTGCGGCTCCAGCCGGTTCACAAGACCGTGAGCAAAAAGTTGCACAGCGTACACAAGAACTCGAAAGAACTGGCATAGCTCCAGATGACGCAATCCGCCTAGCCGAGGATGACATAGCTGCGGAAGAACAGAAAATAAAAAACCTGTCGGCGCTTGATACAACTAATGTGCAAGACGCATTGGCAGGCAAAGCTGTACCTACCCCTACGCAAGTAAAGACACGCGCTGTAGAACTAATTGATGCTGGAGTAGACCCAGCCACTGCTTACGCCACTGCTATGCAGCAAGTACAGGCTGAGCTCGAGAACGACGCACTCAATGCGGAACAAGGAGCCTTAGATGTTACCGGACCCACAGGCAAAAAAACTGGGAAGCGAGCAGCCCCCGGAGTTGAACCCACTACAGAAGGAATCGATGCACTTGGAGAGCCTGTCGGTGGAGCAGATCGAGCGGGCGTTAGTGTGGCTGAGCAACCCGAAGAAGTACCGACAACCCAAGGAATTGAAGAGTCTCAGCCCGACGCAGTGGTTTCTACTGGACCAGCTACTGATGGGACTACAGTGGGAACGGGACAACAACCCGATACATTAACTCAAGAAGGAACCGTAACCGATGGCACTGAAGCCCCTAAAACCGTCAAAGCAAAAACGCAAAAACAAAAAGCACCCGCAACCACAAATGTAACGGGGATAGATATTGATGCTGCGTCTGAGGTAACCGACCCGGCTGAAATTGAACAGCTAATGCTAAAGGTTGATGCTGAGTTCAACTCTTTGCGGTCTAAGGATGGGCGGATGCCTAAAGAACGTAGCCCTAAAGGAGTACGGGCTGAAGCTCTGAGTGCGCTGTACAGAGCCTTAAAAGCCAAGCTGCCCCCTGCCGAAACCTCCGTAGCGGAGCCTGCACCAGCAACAGAATCAGTTGTGGAGCCTGAAGTAGCGGCTGAGACTACAGTAGCCGAGGCATCTACTGAAGCACCTGTCGAAGCACCTACTATTGATCGGGAAGCGCTTGACCCAGAATCACGGGAAGAAGTTGAGCTCTTAGATGACTTACTCAATAACTACAACAATAACCCAGACGAAAATAGTGCAAGGAACTCGGCGCAGCAAATATACAAAACTGCTAACGACTCAGATAAACCCAGAGCAGCTAGAGCCTATGCTCAGCAATTGCTAGACAACGAAGTTGACTCTAAGGATTACCGAGTAGGGGCGCGGGTATTAACTGCTTCTAAAGTGGGTCAAAGTAAAGTTGATACTAAGTTCACTGGGTTTATCAATGGTGTGCAAGCTGCTTCACACATCATGAAGACAGGCAACGTGTTTCAAAAATTCCTTGCCAAGCGTTTGCGCGGAGCTTTGGGCGGCATCAAGTTTGTAGTCTTAGAGAAGGGTGACCCTACACCGAGCTCTTTGCAAAAAAGGGAAGCATCTAAGTGGGGTACTGCTTTTGGTGCGTATGTACCGGGCGACCGTACAGTCTATGTTCGCGGTGAAAGTTTTGGCGACATGCAGGGTGTTAACAATATCGTTGTGCTTCATGAGCTACTGCACGCAGCTACTAGTCAAAAGATACGGCTAGGGAAGATTGCTATACGCCAAGGAGTTAGCAAAACTAACGACGTAGTAGCCTCCACTATGGACCTCATAATGATTATGGGGAACGCTCAACAGCGTTTTAACGAGCTCAAGGCTTCGGGTAAGTTACCTGCGTATATTGCAAGTCTAGAGAAGTCCGGTGTGTTCACCGACGTGGATGAGTTTCTTGCTTACGGTATGAGCGACGAGACATTCCAAAAGTTCCTTATGGATACTAAAGGGTTCGGAGAGGACTCGAGCGCATTTACCAAGTTTGTGCATACGATTGCTAAGTTCTTTGGCATGGCTGTACAGCAAGAAAACGCGCTCATGGACTTGGTTGTGGCTTCAGACAGGTTGCTATCGGCAAAGGGTTCTCGCAACATGCAGTTGCAGACTAAACTGGAAAACAAAGGCAGAGTCCTGCAGTCAACCAAAATAGAAGAAGACGAAGAACCAGCAAAAATTGAAGCTGGCGCACGTAGCCAACAACAGCTAGATAAAGCAGTTGCGGAGGCAAACTTTAAGTTTGAGACTTCAGACAAAGCGGCTAAGGCTGCTAAAGGTGTATCAGCTATTCAGATGATGCAGGACCCTAGTAAGGTTGTACCTATCTTGCGAGCCCTATGGAGAAGGGCTAATTCCGCTAAGCGTAATTTGTTGGTAAAAATACCTCCAACTCAAGTTTTAGTTGACTGGGCTGGTAATGATGCGCCTGAGCTACAGAATACGTACAAGCTCATGCAGAAAATGGCGGGCATGACTAACCAGCTATTGCGTGGTGCTAGTGAGCTTTCCAACGATGTAGAGCGTGCTTTCAGAGCAGACCCTGAGTTGTCAGCAAAGCTCAATAAGATTACTTCTGTAGCTACTCTAGCTGAGATAGACCCAGCGTCTATCGACACTATGGAACGCAGTCCTGCATTAGACAAAATGTGGGAAGACCTTGGCCCCGAAGGTCAACGTGTATATACACAAATCCGAGATCACTTTGGTAACCTGTCCAAGTACCTGTCCAAGTTGCTAGATGACCAAGTAAATAATTCAAAGTTGAATGCGCTGGACAAAGCAAACCTGATGAAAAAGATTAGGTCTGTATTTGAGCGCGGCGGTAAGATCAGCCCGTACTTTGCCCTAGTTCGTGACGGTGATTTCTGGCTGTCAATGGGCGAAGGCAAGACTCGTCAGTTCTTTATGGCAGAAACTGAGGCCGAGCGTGACAACGTGGCACGGGAGTTTGCCGCAGAGCAACTAAAGCGCAAAGACGGCGAAAAAGATTCTGCGTGGGAAAAGCGTATAGACGAGAAGCTAGCTGAACTGTATTCCGACGGAGAATTCGAGCGTGGCAACGACATCCGAGCTTTGCGTAAGAAAGCGTACTCTCAGGGTGAAGGCAACATGCTTTCCGAAGTATTCGGCGCAATCGATAAAACCGACTTGGGTAGCCCCGAGGCTAATGACTCTTTGAAGGATGCTATCTATCAGGCTTTTCTAGAGACAATGCCCGACCAAAGTTTCCGTAAGCAGTTTATCCATCGTAAAGGTATTGCTGGTTTTCGGCCTGATGTACTACGCAATACAGCCCATGCGTCTGCTCGTATGGCTACTCAGCTTGCGCGTATCAAATACTCCCCGTTACTCCGCACTTCATTGTCGGCAGCGGAGGATTCCATCAAAGGTCAAATTGAGTTTGAGCCTTTTGTAAATGAGATGAAGGAACGTGTGGATGCTGCACTAGCACCTAAAGCACAATCTTTTGCGGCTAGGGTAGCCGGAGGGCTAAACAAGGCATCGTTCATCTACTATTTGAGTGGAGCATCTTCTGCTTTGCTGCAGCCTCTAAGTGTTTTTCAGACTGGCCTACCGGTGCTGTCTCGCTACGGCGCGTTTAACGCCACTAAGGAAATGGGCAAAATGCTCAAGGTGTGGAACCAGCTTGGTGCGCACAAAACCAATAGCGACGGTACTAGGTCTTGGGTTTCTCCATCTATGGAACATTCAAAGCTGTCTCCCGAAGAACGTCGAGCATATAACGCAGCGGCAGCTATGGACTTATTTACAGCTACGCAGGCAGGGTCTATATTTGAATACAAGGCTACTCCTTCAGACGAGCTAAAGTCTCCAAAAGTGAAGTTGGCTAACAATGCTTTAGATGCACTCGTATTTGGTGGATTGATGAACGCTTCAGAGCGTATATCCCGAGAGATGATGTTCATGGCTTCGTTTAACCTGAACATGAAGGAGCATAAGAACTTTAACCGTGCGGTTGAGCAGGCGGTGTACGACACCAATGAAGCACTAGGCAACTACGGCGAATACGCACGACCTGCTTTTATGAACAGCTCCGGCGGTAAAGTACTGACCCAGTTCATGATGTACCCACTGCACATAGCAACATTTCTGGTTAGAAACTTCCGGGAAATGATAAAGCCAATGGACAAACGCACTCGTGGAGAAGCTGCGCAAAAGTTCTTTGGTACTCTAGGCACTACGTTCATACTTGCTGGCGCTTCCGGGTTACCAATGTTTAGTACCGTTATGGGGTTGCTCGGCGCTGCGTGGGATGAAATACGGGATGACCTGCCCGAAGACCTTAAATCTATGGACTTTGAACTTTTCTTCCGCACTAAGTTTTTAGATGACCAATTAGGCGGTGTATCTATCGGCGGCAAAAAGCTATCCGACATAGTTGACCGTGGGTTTGTAAATGCCTTTACCGGACTAGACGTAGCTGGTCGTACTGGCGCAAATAACTTGTTTTTTAGGGACTCCAAGGAAACTGCAACACTGCGGGAAAGTGCAACCGCCATAGTGTTAGAAAAATTAGGCCCATCTGCTAACATGCTTTTGACTATGGCAGACGGTTTTGACGCCGCTATGCAAGGGGACTACACTAAAGCGGTTAAGAAGTGGGCTCCTGCTGGGTTCCGTAACTTCGTTAATGCGCATGAACTTGCTAGTAAAGGCGCAAAGGACAATAAGGGTGCACAAATCTTATCTGAGGATGCGTTTAGCACTGGACAGTTAATTGCCCAATCAATAGGCTTCCGGCCTGACTTGTTGGCTAACACACAGTACGCTACCTTCAAGGTACTCGGCCTAGAGCAAAAAATCAAAAACGAAAGAAACCAAATCCTGAACAACCTCGACAGGGAGTACAGGAATGGCAATGCTGATGCCTACGTAAAACTTTTAGACAAGCGTAATGAGTTCAACAAGAAGTATCCCTTTGCTGAGATTACCGTAGACAACCTTGTGGAATCTATGGAAAAACGTGCGAAGCAACGGGGGGAATCTTGGCGCGGATTTACGCTCAACGAAAAGAACGCCGCACTAGTGGCTGATGCTTTACTGCCGTCACGCTTAGCTGCTGATGAAGCCGAACGCAAAGGGCGCGGGGAATAAAAAACCCCCGGGGATTAGCCGGGGGTAAAGGTGGGGTCGCCACCGAGGAGGAGAAACACCGACAACTGCGTCAGTGGATTTACTTTAACTCAAACGCGCCAAACTCGCAAGCCTTTGATACCCTCTACAAGTACTACTTTCGTGACTACCTTCATCTTTAGTCGGCGAGCTGTGGTATCAATAGACTCTCGGGCTGCGCGGTGGTCTACGCAGGGTACAAAGAAAGAGTACCCCGGCCTAAACTTCGCCCAGTTAATCTGATACGAGACTGTCTCTATTTTCATCTTGCTTTATGAAAGTGTCCATCTGCAGAAACTCGGATGTGGATGCGTTAAACCGTAATACACGCACTGGGGGTGATACAACCCGCATGCCCTTTGACATCCGCTTGTTGGTGGACTCAATAAATACACCCATAGCTGTGAGCTCCGCTATGGTATTGCGGTAGTTGGTCTGCTGCTTAACGCAGAATTCTTTGAACTGTTTTGCTGCCACGTACAGCTCTTTGGTATCTGGCTCGTAGCGTATCAGTAACTCTCCACGGGGTTCCAGTATTGGCATAGCCGACAGGTTGCTTCGGGCATCGACTTCACCGTTGACCACGAGGGCATTGGAGATGTAGGTATTGATGAACTCGCCTAGCGCAGTGACTGGGTTTGCACTTGGGGGTTTTACATCGAGGCGCATTTCGGACAGCATGGTCTTCATCCAAGCGTAGACTCTGCCCATGTCGTAGTCGTGCAGTCCAAGGCTACGGGCAATCAATCCACCGGTGATGTTGCATGCTGCTTGCGCTGACCAATAACGCTCCCGGCTTGTAAACTGAACTTCTTTGTCGATGCGGGCCTGAACCTTCTTAACCAATCCTTTAGCTTCCTCTAAGTTGTTCACCAGCCAGCTAATGTAAATCTCACCTGCGTGACCATAGTTCTCTTGCAATTGGTGGTCAAACATTTCCTTACCACGGGCTACGCCGATAACGTCGTTGGGCTCAATCTTGTACTCCATCAGACGCACAGACTCGCCATCCGGTGTGCTCTTAAACGCAGATAGCTTCTCGTGAAAGCTAGCGTTAGCCGATGCCAGCGTCATGTTCTTCCATGTAGTATTGTTGAGGCGCATTGCGTTCTCTGAACCTTTCAAGCGGTTCTTACCCCTGCCATGACTGATACCGTAGGCCAAGTCCGAGAATTCTGCGGGGCGCATGTTGGTAATCTCGTCGATGGTGTTTGGCATGTTGTTCATAACACCTAACTGCTGCATCTTTGCGTTGATTGTGTCCTTCTCAATCGCCATCATCTTCTTAGGCTCGCCATACACACTGTTGCACATACGCAAGATGGTGGACTTGCCTGAACCCGCTTGTTCGTAGATCACGTTAAGGATAGCTCCATCCAAACCAGTAAACGGCATGAGCGGTGAACCGAACGCTGTGAGTGTTGCAAACGCATGTGGCTCCATGCCCGGTAGTGCGTATAGATTAAAGACTTCTTTCCACTTGTCAAACTCGCCTTTGGCGTGGATGTTGTCGGCAAAAAATTCTGTAGCAGTAGTCGGTGGGCTGTAGAACGTACCGTCCTTGGTAATCTCTTTGTCGCCCATGATGAACTTGCTGTCCTTCTCCACCCATCCGAATTGTGTTCTCATAGTATCTGCTCTCCTAACGTACTGTAAATTTTTAATAAACGTAACCACAAAGTTGGCTAAGTTTTCGTATTGCTTTGGGTGTGCAACTACCCCGTGCTGTGCTAGTACCCTTCGCAGTTCGTCCTTCGCGGATATAACTGCTGTGGATATGGCAAATTCCTTAACTCCATCGTGCGGCAGGTGCAATTTGAATAGCGCCATCTCACCCGCTGACGGGTCTTTCATCCGCTTCACCACATATAAATCGTGCTCGTAAACTAGTGCTGGGTCTCCCTCATCATCTTCTGCCCTGCGGTAAATACCACCGTTCTTACCCCGAAAAAACGGGAACGGATACTCAGGGATGCTTACTATCTCGGTGCTTTCCTCGGTAACTATTTCTACTTCGTTGTCTTCTGCGTCTGCTTCTTCTATCTCAATACCCAAAACAATTGGTGACTTGATATTCCCTTTGTGGGGGCAGTCATCGCACCCTGTTGGGTTTAACTTCTCAAACGTAGCGCAGTGATGTGGCCCACCGTTCTTTAACAGGTTCTCTACTTTTAGCTCTACCTCGTATCGGTCATAACCCGGGTGCTCTTTAGAAATCTTATGTACGGCGGTATCTCGGTCGATACAAAACGTAGCAATGGATAACGCAGAACGCCACAACGGTTCTTCAATGGTCGCTTGGTTCTCGTAGCAGTTGAGTAGCTGGTTACAGCCTGTGCCGTTAGCCGAGCGCATCATAATTGTCTTGAACCGCTTTACCTTGTTGCCCAACAACGCTTCCATCATGGGGCTCATCGACTGAGGTATGAAGTCAGGGCGATCAGGTTTGGGCTCGGCTGCACCTAACAATTCTTTCAGTTGCGCATACGGGATGCGAGCACTGTTTTCGTTAAGTACTTCGACGAGCTTCGGTTCTTCCTGCTTGAAGTTAAATGTGCCCGGGATGCGCAGCACACGAGAAGCCTCAAACACAGATGGGTCAACTATGAAGCCTTGCTCTACGCACAGCTCCCGCAGCCGCTCGGCTAACGGTTCCCACTCCCGACGAGATATAGTCTCCTCGAGCAGCCAGTAGGCATGGATACCATACCCCGAGCTCACCAAGATTGGTTGCGGTAGGCCGACTGCAATACAGAACTTCTTAAATTCAGCTAGCCCTACGGCTTGGTCTATGTACCCATTGACGATACCCCGTTTATCGGGTACAGCCTTTGTAGGGCCGCAGTCAATGTCCATCCACACCGCTCTGAAATAAGTAGCGTTTTCATGCACCCGCTTATTCAGGGGGCCGAACTTGGCACACCCAAAATACGCATCTACATTCCTGCTTACAAAGTCCGCTGCAATCTCGTCTAGCTCTTCTCGAGTATCGACAAACTGCTGATCTACATACCGCCCAACCCCTAGTACACAGTAACGCCCCTCAGTGGGAAGCACTGCGTCAAGTAGATTGAAATTAGACATATTTGTTGTTTCTGAGAGTGCGTATAAACTCGGCGATCTTGTCAGCATGAGTAGGACTGGGTGCTACTAGCCCCCAAAACCAGTTGTAGACAGTCGCCCGACTTACGCCGAGCTCGTGTGCTACGTTGCTAACAGGAACGCCAAGTTTGATACAACGCCTACCCAAATACACGCCGCACGAATTAGCATCAGCCTTATTATTGGCATCCACTAATCGCTGGCTGTATCCGTAGCTCATGCGTTACTCCTCATCGCCCCATGCTTTAAGCACGGAATCAAGGTCTCTCTTAGGTGAGGGGGCGACATCTGCCTTCTTGCTCTCACGTTTCTTCGGCTCTTCAATCGCGTCTTCAACAGGCTTAGCTTCGGCTACTGGTTTCGCAGCAGGTGCAGCAAGTTTCTGTGCGCCCGATGTTTGTGCCTCATACGGGGTCATGGTCATCAGCTTCTGCACCGCAGGTGTATTACCTACTCTAGCAACCACGTCATATTGCGGACGCTTAATATGCTCAACAGGTGTAAACAAGATGGACTGATTGTCATTGTCTTCGTTGAAGCTCAGACGGGTGATGTACCAGTCAAGGCTCTTACCGTTGTTGCCCAAGTACTTAACGTAGCTCTCGAACATGTGTGTGTTCTCGGTAGGGCTCTCTCCAAACAAAGACTTGGATGCCAAGTTCATTTGATAGATTTCACCTTCAAGCGCAGTGCCGAAATCATCTTCAAGCACAACAGCGATACGGCGAGAGTAGCGGCAAGCTTTGGAGTTACCTTGGCCTGAACCTTTAATGTTGCGCTCGCAGTTGTCGCAGCGAGCAGCTTGTGGGTTACCAGCTTTAGCGTCAGGAGCTTGACCGTCATTGGAGAAGCAGTCAGGTGCAGTTGGCTCGGCATCAGGTGTCCATGTCTTTGCGTAGAAGATACGCCCGACTTTGGGGGATGAGTTGACGATGATGACGTTGAGGTCACCCTTCACCTTGCCCATCTCTTTGCCACCAATTTCCTTGCGGAAGATACCGTTCTTCGGAACGATACGCTTGGTGCCTGTGTTGCCCATCAGGGATTTTGTAAGGTCACTAACTCCGCTGGATTGCAGGAAGTCAGGGACGGCTTGGTCGAGTACTGTAAGGTTGCTCATTTGGTTTCTTTCAAGATTTAGAACGTCTAACTACCACGGTATATTCACTGTCAACATTCAAGCCCATAGGCAGAATGTCAGGATTCTCAGCGAGAAAGTCTTTCATGTTGGTTTGATGAAGTCGTTTCTCTAACAGGCCAAATGCACCATGCTTCTCTATGAAGTCGTACATTGAATCCCAATCGTTCGTCCAGTACCGTGACTTAACTGAGCGAATGATCGTGCCGTGTGGGGTACGAACGCTGTCGGCGTTCATGTCTTTGCATGCGTCAAGCATGGAGGTCTCTAGCAAACCCATTTGTTCTTTGAGGCCCAAGTCTTCTTGGTCGAACTTGCCCTTTAGCTCTGCTCTTGCATCACGTATCTTGATGTAGATTTCAGTAAGCTGCGCAAGGTTTGGAGGGGTCTTTTCCCCCTGAACTTCGTTGTCCATGTTTCTCACTCCTAGTTGTTTATGTTCTTAGTCTAGCACAACATTGTACATTGTCAAGGGCTTTCAGAAGAAATTTCTTGTTTGTACAAATCAATTATTTTTTGGTGGTTACCGATGTTGCTACGCAGCAGCGAGTAGACCTTTGTCTCCACAGGGCAACCTGAAATGTGCACGATGGTCATGTTGTTTAGTTGTCCCGGTCGATCAATACGAGCGTTGGCTTGCAGGTAAGTTTCAACACTTGTACACGGAGCGTACCAGATGATTGTGTCGGCGGCAGTAAGTGTTAACCCGTGGGATGCGGCCTTCGGCTGGATGATTAGAACCTTAACCATGTCGGTGGTTTGGAAGTCCTTAACAATGTCAGACCGAGCGTTTACACTGACGGAACCGTTGATAACAGCACACGTTATGTTGCTCTTTTCGAGGTGCTTCTTTAGCAGCTCTATGGTATGGGTAAAGGGTACAAAAACGAGTACCTTATGACTAGATTCGTCGATGACTTCCTGCACCACATTTAACCGATTAGATACGTCAAACTCAATGACTTCCTTGGTATCTGTATATACAGCACCGCCAGCAATTTGTAACAGCTTGCTTAGTTGCACTGCAGCATTTACCGCAGAGACTTCCTCACCCGCAGCTTCCATTAGCATCTGCTTCTTGAGCACTTGATAGAACTTGTTTTGCTGGGGCGTCAGCGGAGCGTCACGGTCTACGTGCGTAACAGGAGGTAGGTCTAAGCACTGGGCTTTCTCAAACCTTATGGCAGGTTGGAGGATACGATGTACGGTTTTTTGTGCGTCAGGTTTTGGTATCCAGCGATACAAGCTCACCTTGTTCATCACGGTATCTTTGAACTGCCCAAAGAACGGGGACACCGCAGTTGGATTAACCAGCTTAGCCAAACCGTAGGCATCCGCAGGGGACTGAGCAGCAGGTGTGCCCGTCAGCATCCACAAGCCCTTGATTACTTTGTTCAGGTCACGCAATACTTTCCAACGGTCTGTCTGTGCGTTCTTATACGCAGAGGCTTCATCGACTACGATCAAATCAAACCCACCCGCTAGGACTTCGTTCTTGACAATAGACAACCCGTCAAAATTGATGACGACGAACTCGGCATCACCGGCGATGATCTGCTTGCGCTTAGCTGCGCTACCGTAGGCCACGGAGACTGTACGGTGTATGGCAAACTTAAACAGGTCTTGCTGCCAAGCTGACTTCATAATCGACAAGGGGCAAACGACTAGTACTCGCTTTAGCAGCCCTCGTTGCATCAAATAATCGACTGCCCAAATAACTGATGCAGTCTTTCCAGTACCTTGTTCGTTGAAACAGAACGCCTTGCGGTTCGTTGTAAGAAATTCTGCTGTGATCTTCTGATGGTCGAATGGTGTGAACCCGTGTGGGCGAGGCCATCCGTATTCTGATAGGGTCATTTTTTCTTCTTGGGTTTGTTCACCTTGACGGTATGGTCTGAGTTGCGTGTAAAGGAACGGTTGGCACTAGGGCTCTTCAACTTCAAGTTGCTCGGCGCATTAGTGCCGCCCTTGCTCAGGGGGATAGCGTGGTCGATGTCTTTACCTGTACGGTCGATACCCTTAGCATCCATGTCGTCACGGGCTTTCTGTCGCACCGCACGAGTAGGTGCTTCACCTCGTTCGACTTGTTGCTGGTATTCCTTTTTGTAGGGGCGTGGTTTGTTTACGTATGGCATGGGATTTCCTTTTCAGTTTATTTTGAAGAAGTTTTATCGTATTCTCTAATGTTGAACCAAGCATTTGAGTTTCTTTTTTTCATTTTGTACCCTAGATACAAAGCTGCGCAAATGAATTCCCCTTCCGCGATGTAGCTGTCATAGTACCGTTCAACAACATGCTTCCACGAATAGCTAGAAATATGTTCGTTAATTGTTTTTCGTCGGTCTAATGCGTCATGTTTCAGTAACCATTCAGCACATAGTTTTACAGCTTCCGGGCGAATGTCCCCACTCCCACCAAACCCAAATTGAGTTAGCGCAGGATGCTTGGCTTGCACTTGGATTACAACATCTGTGTAGTCGTCATCATTGGGCATATTTAGCTTCCCATTCCGAAGAAGTTTTTACGTATGTAACATCCGGCACACCACCTACAAAAGTATAGATTGTGTGGCACTCGGGGTCAGCGGAAGTAAAACAGTTAATCGTACTACGCATATCGGGCGCATTCATAGGGGGTAGGTATAGTTCACCTATTCGGCTATCTATATCAATAACGATCTTAGAAATGTTGCACATTACATCCCAACCGTTTTCAGTTAGTCCTTTTTTCATCTTTAACTCCGGTTAAATTCACAGTCTTTGACTGCACAAAACTTACACAGTGGGCCGCTGATTGGGTTCCAAACCCCATTTTCCAACGCCGCCTCAATTCTTGCAACATCTTTAGCAGGTGCAGCTACGTACACGTCCTTCATGTCTGCGTGGTGCTCGGCCTTAATAAACTCCTTGCTGACCACGAACAGCAATCCTGACTTCACCCTAACAATGTTAGGCCAGCGAGCAAAAATCCCCGCAGCCACTAGGTCAAGCTGCTTCACGTCTGCGTACCGTGCGTTCTTGCTTGTCTTGTAGTCGATGGAATGGGCTAAGCCCTTCTCCTCGTTGACGATTACCAAGTCGGCAATACCGTGCCACCAAACATCCGGTGCGTCAAAGTCACAGGCTTGTAAGTCTTTAGTAAGCCCTAGCCTCACCTCGACTAGCTTCTCGCCGGGGATAGCGTTTAGCTGCTCCAGCAGGGGTTTCAGGTATGCGAACTGCGGTGGTACAGGTGTCCCGTTGCCGATGTAATCCTCTGCTACCGTATGTGCAGCCTTGCCGTAAAGCGTTGCTGTGGTGTCGGGCTCCCGAATCCTGTCCGGTGCAACCTTAGCGTAGTAGTACTTGCGAGGGCATTGCTGAAATGTTTTCAGCGAACTGAATGACCAAACGATGCTCATAATTCTTCCTTCGGTAACCTAAATTCCCAAAACCCATACGCATCGCCACGACTCCACCGCTCCCACGAAAAATGTACATCCCGTGTCTTCTTGTTGATGTACTTCCACAGGACTCTCATTTAGCAGTCTCCATAACTCTCTCCATACCCTGCTTCGCAATTGAGGGGTAACCCCAGTGCCCACTTAGGGCGCATGCGCATGCACATCTCAACAAACTCTTTGGCGGTGTCGGCCTCGGCCTTGGGTACTACTACTGCAATAGCATCATGCACCGTCATTACAACTTTGTACTTCTTAGCAATCTGCAACATCTGCTCACCGATTACGATACGGGCTAGGGCTTGGCATACGTTCTCGATTACCTTCCCGCCGTAGATACGATTGGGGATAACAGCCTTGCCCTTCTTGGTGTCATACACAACCTCAACCTTGCCGGATTCCTCGTCCTCACGTAGGCGTAGGTTTGGATACTTCAGGCGTAGGCCATTTGGTAAAAGGATTCCAAGTTTCCCATCTACCTTTAGCAGATCGTCTCGCCCCAAACTTGTCTGCGCATTCCGCAACATGGCTTTAAGTACATTATTCGCCGCCGCCCATAACGCAACAATTTTTGGGTATGTAGCACGGTAGGTATCAATGATTCGCTTGGCTTCTTCGAGCGTAACGTCAACGCCAAAGTTCTTTAGCTGCAACTTAAACTTCGCTGCACCCATGCCGTACCCTGCACCAAGAATGGTAGTCTTACCAACGAACCGTTCGTCCTTGGTGATTTCCGCAATGTCCTTACCGTAGATAGCCGATGCCATGATTTTGTAAACGTCCTCGCCACGGTCAAACGCATCCACCAAGTCGTCTTGCCCCGCTAGCCACGCCAAGGTACGGGCTTCGATCTGCGATGAGTCTGAGTCTAGGATTACGTAGCCATCTGCGGGAACGATGGAATACTTTAGCGGTGAACTGCGTGGCAGGTTTTGTAGGTTTAGTTTGTCGTCACCACCCCAACGGCCTGTGTGGGCAGCGTAGTACCGCAAGGGAACTGGCATGGCTCCTCGGGAGGCAATCCCAATGAAGCGTTCTGTCCGTGTCTCCTCAATGGTTGACTTCACCCCAAGCCTAGCGGCTACGATGGCCTGTACAAGTACGTTCTCATGCTCAAGCAATGCTTTGAAGCCTTCGTCAGTCTTGGAGAACGCATACGTCTGCTTACCGTTAGCAGGGCTCACCTTCATAGGTACGTCAACGCCAAAGTCTTCAAGTATCTTGGCTAGCTGTGGGTTGCTCATCAACTGATCTTTCTCAATCAGCATCTTGCTCAGCAGGTTCGCCTTCTTCTCCTTGACATCCCGTAGGTGAGTGTTCAGTATCCTCGTGTCTAAGTACAGTGACGGCTCAGAGAACATGCGGATGGTCAGGTCAATCAGGCGCAACTCAATCGGCGGGAAGTCAACGCTCATCTTTTGGAATAGCGCATACGTCATTGCCGTGTCGTTACAGCAGTACTCACCGTACCTCGCAAGCTGGTCGGCGGGGAAGTCTATGCGGTGTAGTCCCTTAGCCATGATGACCTCAGTACCTTTTACACCCACCCCATAGTATTGCGCTAGCGCAGCCAAGCTACCACCCACCTCAGTACCGTGCAGTGCCCTACCCATCGACAAAGTATCCAGCCAGCCCTTCGGCTTAATGCCAAACACCCACGTCAGGATTGACGCATCGAACGCAGCGTTGTGCGCTAGGGCTAGGTTGGCTTCCCAATTGAACATGCGTAGGAACACAGCGATTTGTTCCATAGGCCCGCTGAACCACTCGGGCTTATCGCCATTTACCTGTACTGAAACACCGATAACCTCGAACTCTGCAGAGCGCACGTACTCTTCGTTGGTAACCTTGGTGAGACTAAACTCCTGCGAGTAATAGGTCTCAAAGTCTAAAGTAATGATGTTCATTTAGAGCTGAATCTACTGGTAGCGGTGCCGGTGCCGTTTGGGTACATGCTTTGCGCTGCGTTTGCGTATTGGCTTTGCGCTGCGTTTAGGGCTGCGTTTGCGTATTGGTTTTGCATTCGTTGTTGTAGTTGTTGTTCAAATGTAGTCATGGGAGTCACCAACGAGCTACCCTGTAGTGCCATCTTCGCTTTGTTCCCTAACCCTAGCCTTGATTCTCTCTCTGCTTCGCTATCCAATAAAGTTTGCATGACCATTTGGTCGAAAGCTATTCGGCGAACCTCTGTGAGCTTGTTGCTTATCGCGGTCTTCTCATCGTCTGTCAGTATGTCTTTAACCCCTTCTGCGGTAAAGAATGACCACTTATATGCGCCGTCAAAAAACTCGCTCGGGTTTGTGTCCATACGTGCAAGCAACGTAGTAACGCCAGTTGAAAACTCAGCCATGTTATGTCCTCATCAGTTTGA